GGATTTCCGGTAGCATGTCGGCTTACGCGGGAATAGCTCAGTTGGTAGAGCGCAACCTTGCCAAGGTTGAGGTCGCGAGTTCGAGTCTCGTTTCCCGCTCCAGTTTCGACGGGCCCCATCACGGGGTTTTGTCATGTCAGGGGCATCGTTCCTGGCCGCAGTACGTTGGCCTCATGGCAGAGTGGCTATGCACCGGATTGCAAATCCGTTTACAGCGGTTCGATTCCGCTTGAGGCCTCCAAATAAACCCCTGATTCGTCAGGGGTTTTTCTTTGTCTGTCGTTTGGCGACGGTCCACAAAATCCCCTGATTCGGCCATGAAATCATCGGTCTGCCACCCGTTTTCGGGTGGCAAACTCGCGTTAACATGTGTCGAGTGCGTTTACGTGAGTTTGAGCAGGGATGGCAACCAAGCGACGCCGGGGCGACTCCTGGCAGTACACGATCAAACGGGCGGGCCTGCTGCCTCAGCCTGTGTATCTGAGCTTCGCGTCGGAGGCTGAGGGCGACGAATACGTCAGGCGCCTGGAGGCGATTCTAGACCGCGGCATCGTGCCAGAGGAGTTGGCCAACACCAAGGCGGCGGCAAAGGATCTGCGTAGCCAGGTGAGCGAGTATCGCGGCGCGCAGCACATCTCTGTGGATGATGAGCAGCTGCTGCCGGTCCTGCTGTCGCGGTTGCCCATCGGCATCACGCTTCCGCAGCTCACCTTTACCTGGGCCACCGAATGGGTCACCACGATGAAGCGCGTGCAGAACCTCGCGCCTTCGACCATCCGGCATTACGTAGGGGCGTTGTCTCGGGCTCTCGACTGGCTGGCCGCTCACGGCGCGCTGCCCATGAATCCGTTGCGCCTTCTGCCGCGCGGCTATTCGACGTACACGCCCGACGACAAGGTGGCCGTGGCGAAAATCGAAGGGTACGCGAAGACGGACCAGGAGCGCGATCGCCGGCTGGAAGAGGGCGAGGAAGCTCGCATCCGCGAGATCTTGGCTGGGGCAAAGCCCGAAGGCCGCCAGCGGCCGCTGGATCTTCCGCAGCGGGACGCGCTCGTGCTGATGTTCGATATGGCGCTGGAGACGGCCATGCGCATGCGGGAGATCTACACACTGGAGCACAGCCAGATAGATGTTGCGCGCCGCACGATCTTCCTGGACAAGACAAAGAACGGGAGCAAGCGCCAGGTGCCGATGACGTCGGTACTGCTAGCCAAGCTCGCGGCGTACCAGGGTGACTTCAGCGGTCGGTTGTTTCCGTTCTGGGAGGGCGAGCGGAGCCCGCTGGCTCTACGCCGTGTGTCGAGCAAGCTCTCGCGCCAGTTCGAGCGCATCTTCGTTGCGGCAGGCTGCGCGGATCTCGGCTTCCACGATCTGCGTCACGAAGCGACCAGTCGCCTGTATGAGAAGACCACGCTGACGGACATCAAGATCGCGAGCATCACCGGGCATCGCGATCCGCGGCAGTTGAAGCGGTACGCCAACCTGCGCGCCTCGGATTTGGCCGATCAGCTCTGGTGATCGGCCTGCTCGTAGGCCCGCAGGTCAGGCGGCGTGATGCGGCGCGCCTTGCCTTTGCGCTTGGGGGTAGCGCCCACGGGGGCGTTGGCGGCGGGCCGGGTGCCGATCGCTGATTTCTTCCGCTCTGCTGCCTGCCGGCGGCCTTCCGAACGCAGGAAGTCAATGAGGTCCTCGCGGAGCATGACGGTGTGTTTCTGATTCAGGCGCACGGCGGGTACTTCGCCCTTGTCCACCAAGTCTTTCATCGCTTCCAGGCCAAGCCGTAGCATCCTTGCGGCATCTTCAAGACCTAAGGTGTCGTCAATGTCTTCCACAGCTGTCTGTCTCCTTGCGCTCACTCGGCCCGTCCTTTCCGCGAGGGAGCCTGGCAGATGCCACCTTGGGGTGACCTACGTGGCAGAATCTTGGAAACTGGCAACGGAGCGCATAGATGAGCTGGCAGGAAGGTTTGATACCGTGCAGTCCGCTCGGACTTGATTGCGTTGTTGATTGGGGTACGGCAGTTAGCGCGGGGATTGGTGTCGTCTCGATCTTCGTGGCTTTTCTTGCTTGGCGCACTTCCCGCGAGGCGACCCGAATTGCTAAGCAGCAGCATGACGAAATTGTGCGTGCTCGCTTGAGGAACGGGCGGGTAGTGGGCCGGTTGTTGCTTCACGAAATATCTAATTTTCCACGCCGTCTTGAATCGAATTCGAAACTGCTTGCCGCTGCTGCTGTCGATGACACCTATGGGCGGCCTTCCGGGCGCGATCTTCTCAGTGCTGTAGATGCCGTCCTGGTTCCGCTGTTGCCAAACGCCGAGAAGGTTGAGGAGAGAATCCACAACCTTCCAAACAATCTGTCGGCAGACCTGGCGACGTTGATTAGTCATGCCAGGGATATCTCGGCCGCAGCGGAGAGGATCAAAGGCAACATTCACATCAGTAAGCCTGCTGCGATCGGGCAACGCACGACCATCATTTACGAGGGGCCGCAGGGGGCTGTAGTCAGTCTGCTGGCCTATGTGCGGTTCGTAGAGGATCTGGCAAAGAGCTTCAAAGTTGAGTTCAGAGCGTTCGTTCTTGCGGATGGTGCCGGAGAGTCGGTGATCCCTATCCTTTGACCGCTGGTGGCCATTGGCGAGTTCGTGGTGGGGGGCGAGCGCGATGGTCATCACGCTGCAGCCCTCTGAGCCCCTGACGCCACATCCAGATTTGCTTCCAAGATGGCGATAAGTGGCGGCGGGCTCACGCTGTTGCCAACCATTGCGACGGCGCGGCAGTTGCTGACTGGTCGGCCGTCCTGCGTGCGATCGATGATGTAGCTGGCCGGGAAGCCTTGGGCGCGGAAAAGCTCGTGCGGCTTGAGCATGCGCAATCCGATATCCACGATCACATACGGAACGCCGCTCAAGTGTACCGTGACCAGCGCCAGCCGGTCCTTCGTGGTGATGGTCGCCAAAGGTTCGTCCAGTTCGCCATGCTGTCCGCCCGTGCCGTAGTAGCGCATCAGGAACGCGGCAACGCGCAACGCGCCGGCTTCCTGCTCTGGGCTCAGGACGCACTCGATGACTCCATGATGAGTAGCACCAGCGCAGATTGTGCTGAGCGGCTCAGTAGTAGTCTGACCGTCCAAATTCCGGCGCAGCGTCACCAAGTGCGCGGTGGTGAGGCGTTGGTGGCTCCCGTTGGCGCAGATGGTCGGCATGGGCTCATCGGCGGCACTGCCCGCACCCTGGTAGAACCCCCCGTTGGCTTGTTCTAGAAATGCCGCCATCACCCCCATGGCATGGGCGGCACCGGCTGGACGCGCAGCCCCAGCGCCGCTGGTGATAGTCGGCATCGGTTGGTGGGCGTCCGCGCCATCGCTGGTGCCGCGGAACTTGACGAGGCTCGCTGCCGCGACTGCATAGCCGCCGCTGCCACTGGCGGTGATGGTGCCCGCGGGCTGGTCGGCAGGCCGAACCCCGGCGCCCCAGCGCTTCACACCTCCAGGCTTGCCTTCGCCGTGCGCGGCCTGCACCAGCATCGGCGCTACGACGGCGTGTGAGCCACCACGCGGCCAGGCCGTGATAGTGCCCAGCGGCTCACCTCCGGAAGCGACGCCGTTGGCGGACGCATTCGCGCACTGCACGATGGTGGGCGACACGACCATCATCTCGCCACGGTTGGCAGCGGTGATCGTCGGCATCGGCTCGCCGATCCCATGCGGCCTCCGTTCCCCGCCATGGGTGGCGTGGACGATGAACGGCTCGGCGGCGTCCAGCACAAAACGCTTGATGCCTCGGACAATACGCGCCTGCGTCGCCTCCGCGAGAGGCTTCTTGCGTCCGAAAATGCTGGGACAGGATATGGACCAGTCGATGCTGGATGCTGCCGATACATACGGCTGTGCGCGGCCTGGTCCGTGGGTGGGTTTGGGCCAGGTGATAGCCTCACCATCGCACCGGGCGATCATATACAGCCGCTCTCGCGTGGTCCCTGCACCGTAGTCGCAGGCACGCAGCACACGCCATTCCACCTGGTACCCGAGGGTCCGCAGCGCAGCGACAAAGTGACGCCAGGTGCTGCCCTCGCGCTTTTTGTCTGGGATGAGGAACTGCTGGTCCAGGGGAATGCGCTCGCCGACAGCGGCAACATTGCCGTCCAGCTTGATCACGCGGCCGGTGACCTTGTCGCGCTTGGCGATCAGTGGGCCCCACTTCAGGATCTGCTTCACGTTCTCCAACGTGATGATGCGCGGACGCACAGTGCCGGCCCAGCGTGACACCACCCACGAAAGCGAGCGGGTTGCCCGGCTGCGCGGCTGACCGCCCTTGGCTTGGCTGAAGTGCGTGCAGTCCGGGCTGGCATGAAGTGCGCCTACAGGCCGGCCGCCGCACTCGACGCGCGGGTCGGCTTCCCATACGTCCTGGCACAAGTGGCAGGTGAAGGGGTGATTGGCAGAGTGCAGGCCCACAGCCCAGGCGTTGTGGTTGATAGCAATGTCTACTGCTCGGGCCAGTGCTGTCTCCATCGCGTGGCTGGCACCGCCTCCACCGGCGAACAGATCAACTGTGATCTCGTCAGCGCGCAGCCGCGACTTCAGGTCATGCAACGGGAAACGGAAACCGCCGGAACCGTCAGCCATGGGCGTTGCCCTCACTCTGCAGGAGCAGCGCTGGACCTGTGCCGCGCATTTCTCGCAGCTGGTTGGCCAAATCGGGAAGCGACATGCCCGGTTCGTCGAACAGGGCCTCGCCGATCTGCGCGACCAAGCGCTGGGCTGCGCCATAGGCCATCGTGGAGTTCATGCGCGGGCCCCCATCGTTTCGAGAGCAGCGATAGCCAAGGGCCGCACGAACCACGCGGCCAGCCCATCCTCCGTTTCGCCCAGCCAAACCAAACGCCAGTCAGCGCCAGGAGCTTCCGGGTTCCAGTCGATCATCTGCTGGATGTTGGCGTACACACCGGTGCCGACCGATTCCTCCTCGAACTCGGCCTCGACCACCGCCAGGTCGAAACCCTGGGCGTAAAACAGCGGCAGGAGGGACGACTCGCGGCCGTCAGCCCACGCAGGCACGTCCGGGTGGCACCGGACTTCGCCGTAGCTGTCACGCGCCGGCAGCCGGGCGGGGTCATACAGCCCTCGCCACGGATCGGCCGGATCAATGCCGGCGCCATTCTGGGCGCGCACCAGCTGCAGCAGCTGCGAGGCGTGTGCCAGCCGGGCCTTGGTGGTATCGCAGAGCGATGTGTCGCCTTCCTGGAAGCTGGTGCGGAGCGAGGCGTACCACGCAGCCACAGGCGCTTCGAACACGCGCAGATCCTGCATGCGGGGCAGGCGGACATACAGATCGCGCAGTGCGGTCGAGGCCTGCGCCAAAGGAACGGCCTTGGCAGCATTGGGGAGCCACGCCACCTCAACGGCGATCTCATTCAGTGTGCGGAGCGCTTCGCGCAGCACAGGGCACGCGTAAGAGGTGGGGAATTCATTCGTCTGTTGGGTCTCGGACATCGTGTTGCCTGCTAAAAGTCGGTGGGTGGATAGACGAACGCGCCGGCCAGTGGGTCTTGGGGCGCGGCGGGAGCGGCGCCATCCGGACGTTGGGGCACCGGCCCGGTTTGCCGGTAGCGGCGGTGGGGGTCATTGGCATACCGGCCGTCGTTGAGCCGGGTGACCTGGTACGTGGGAAAGCCGTCGGCAATGAGCGTGGCCTTGGCTTCTTCGATCAGGCTCACGAAGCGTTCCTGCCACTCCGCCGGCATCGACTGCAGCGTGCGGCGGGGAACGACGAAGTAAGCCGCGCGAGACTGTCCGAACGCCTGGTGCGCAGGGCCGGTCGCGTAAAGCACTTTGCGAGCCGTGACAGCGTCGGTGGATCGATCTGTGGAAGGGGCGCTCATCAGGCTCAGTCCGCGCTTTGGGTCGGCAGGCGATCTATGTAGCCGCCGTGGTTTGCCGCATGGCGGCTCAACGTGGGACGCAGCGGCGTGGTGCCCAGCTGCTCGATAACGCCACCCTTTGCGCAGAAAGCGGCGAGATCCTCGGCCAGCTGGTCGCGCTCGTAATCCTTGTGCCGAACGGTGGTTGATGCGTCACTCGCGCGGCCGTTCTCGGGGAGTGCTGTGACCAAGGCGCGGAATGTCCGGCGTTCGCGGGGCTCGGCCGCGCGCAGCGGTGCAATCGCGTGCTGGACTTGGCCCGCTAGGCGCCAGATGCCGATGCGGCCGGAGCGCGCGCACGTGGCCTGGCCGCTGCGTGCCAGCCCGGTCAGCGTGTGGCTGATGACGTGGCTCGACTCGTTGATGCGCCCGATGGTCCTCAGCTGCTCAATCGTTGCGCCCTGCGGGAACTGCGCGAGGGCTTTGCGCACCAGGTCGGCGCGGCCGGTGTGCTGCGCGGAAGTACTCATGCGCGCGCCCCGGCAACCATCTGGCGCATCGCGCTGCCCAGGTGCAGCACGCGGGACGACTGATGCGCGACGGCGTCGGCGTTGTTGGTCAGCACCAGCGTGTCGTCCAGCGGGTAGGCGGTGTGCCCATCCCAGTCGTCCAGCACGTCCTTCATGCCGAAGTGTTCGCGCAGCTCCTGCGCGTTGGCGGTTTTGCCGCAGCGTTGCGGCCCATAGATCACGACAGAGCGGCTCATGCGTGGATTCCTTTCGTGCTGCGCGTAGCGCGGTTGTTGGGGGGGATCGGCCGGACGCGAACGCCCTGCCGGTCGAGCCAGCGGTGTGCGGCCTGAGCGGCCAGACGGTTGAGGGGGAAGGTCGTGTCGCCTAAGCGCAGCGAGTTGTGCGATACCCCCGCGCTCCGGCTGGCGCTGGCGGCGAGCTTCGTGAGCGATTCGCGGGGCGCGGCGGTGTACAGCCCGGCCCAGATCCAGCCCTGGCACACCATCAGCACCAGCGACTCACCCTGGTGGCCGGTGGCGAACTGCTGCTCGACCGGAAGGGTTGCTGCGGCGCTCATGCGGAGAGCGCCAGGTCGCGGGCCTTGGCAATTTCGGCCTCGGCAACGGCAAGGCCGGCGGGGGTCAAGCTGGCCTTGCGCGGCAACTGCGGATCGTCGTAGCGCATCAGCACGCGCTCATCCAGCCAGTTCATGACGCGACGGGTGAAGACCTTCTCCGGCCGGTTGTTGGGCGCGAAGCCCGCACGGGTGCGGTGCAGTGCGTGGTCCGAAGCGGCATGCGCTGCCAGCAGAGCGGCGCGTTCTTTCGGCTTGAGTGCGGCGGCCATGGCGTGTCTCCTGGTCAGGCTGCGATGGAGGTGGAAGGGGCGGTTGAAGCGAGTTCGGCCAGCACTTCGCCGCGGTGGCGGGCGAGGTGGGAGATCGGAATGCGGTAGTGCGCCAAGGTGCTGTCGGTCCAGCGCAGCTCTGCCAACGCGGCGCGGTCGTAGGGAACCGGCCGGGTAGCGATGCCGCAGCGGTGGCACTCGATGTGCACCAGGTCGGGGCAAGCCGTGCCCAGGCGATGCCCGGTCGGCGCACCGCTGGTGGTGACGATCTGCGGCCGGTGGCCGTGGCCGCAGGACGGAACCGAGGCGGGCAGCGGGCGTGAGGTCTGGCGCATGCTCAGCCCCTCACCGAATTGCTGGCTGCCCAGCGGGCCTTCGCGGCATCGTGGTAGGCATGGGCGCTGCGGATCTCGGCGATGCGCAGCGGCACGACGACGGCGGCCAGAAGACCGACTGCCAGCCAGGTGATGCGGAGACGGCGGCTCACGCGACACCACCTTCGATGTGCTCGCCCAGGAAAGATCTGAGCTTCGATGCCAGCTCTGTCGGAAGCTCAAAAGCAGCTTTGCCGAGCCACAGCTTGGGTGCACTGTTGGTATCGCCGGGATCAAGCTCCGGAAGCTGGTTGGGCTCTCCGAGTATCAGCACGATGGACCGGAACTTCGTTCGCTTCTCTTCAGACTTGAAGAGATGGATAGCCCACCGGTCGGCGGTGTAGCGATTCACTGACAGCGTTGCGTCGAAGCAGGGCGCGATGAACTGGAGCGTGGCGCTCATGCCCGCACCTCAGCCGACATATCCCGTGAGCAGGCTTCCAGGCGAAGGCTCGCAACACCCATGCGGCGCGAGCGGCGCAGCTGGTTGCGGCTGTGCTCGCCTTTGCTGCGGGTCCACAGAGTCCGGGCTGTGCTGTGATCGCGGGCCGCCAGCGCCAGCAGGGCCTTGACGGCCAGCAGCGGCAGCAGGGTTGGGCTCGGTTCGGCGTGGCGATGAGACATGGCGCGCTCCTGGTTAAGAGAGGGCGCCGGCGGGTCATCTGCCGTGGGGAGCGGCTGCGGCAGGGAGGGGAGGCCTGGTCCGCTTGGCGACCCGCCGGTCGCCCGCCGGTGGGGTGCCGGCGGTGCAATTTATCCCACAGCTAAATTCTCAATGCAATAGCTGGCAGCTAAATTGGTTGCCTGGGGCTGGAAACGGGCTGCACACCCCGGATAATTCCCAGGCATATCAGGGCCAGGGAGGCTGCAATGTTCAGCAGGGTTGTGGTGTTGGGGGTGGCACTTCTGTTCTCGCCTTGGGCTTCGGCGCAGGTGTTCAAGTGCAAGGGGGCGAACGGGGAGACGGTCTACTCACAAGATCCCTGTTCCGCAGGTGCTGCGCCCATGAAGTTGCGTTCAAACCGGGCATCGACGGAAAGTGCCGGCGAGGCCGCCAATCGTGCCGCCGTTTACCAGACGACAGAGCTTGCGGATGCAGGCATAGCCGAACGGAACTGCCTGTCCTCGGAGCAGAGCAGGATCTACGGCCCGGTGAACGCGCGCGGGCAGGATGCATCGCGTCAGATTGCATCCCTCAACAGGCAGCTGGCCGGTGCACGGAACAACCTTGCCGGCGCCACTTATGCGTCAGGATTGCGCGCGCAGATCGCAAGCCTGCAGCAGACTCAGGCGGCGGATAGGCTTTCGGCAGACAGCCAGATGGCGGAGGCCAGAAGGCGATGCGGTGATGCTCGCAGTGAGCGTGAGCGCGCCACGCGGGAGAAGTACTCAGCCGGTGGTAAGTGATAGAAGTGGGCGCCAGGTGCGCCCACTGATCATGGCTCTAGGTCAGACGTCTTGTATTGAGACGTCCCTGATGAAGCCCGCTTCATCCAAGGGGACGCCTTCCATGCAGCATTCCCTGGCAGCCTCCATTTCCCGATGCAGCTGCACCAGCGCATCGTTTTCAAGGCAGTCGATACCAGGCGTGTTGAACGTTGCTTGGTCGATCAAGCAGCCCAGGTTGTAGTGATCGCGCAGCCAGCGGATGCGGCGGAGGATGCTGTCTCGCGTCACATTATCGATGGTTGATGGCTTCGGCGCTGCGACCACGCGCAGCTTGGGCTTCTGCCCGTCACGCCTTGCGACGCGCTGGGCGATCACCTGCGCCAATGCCTCGAGTGTCCCCGCGGCTGGGGGCTCCTTCTTCTGGTTCTCCATCCTTCTCCCTGAGCCTTTGCGCAAGCGCCTTGCTGAAATCGATCAGGTTGTCGGGGGTTACCGTTGCCTCGCCTCGGCTGTAGAGGTACTCGTAGGCATAAGCCAGAGGCGTACCGTCTTCTTCATTGCTGAAGTCATCAATCCCAAGGTTGGCGAACGTGAGCCTGACGAGCCTGATCGCGGAGGCGATGATCTCAGGGTCGATTCGCAGATCCTGAGAACCGGCAGCAGCATTGGCAGCAGAGTCCTCTGACCTCGGTTGGTCCAGCCAACCATGGGACAGGCCAGCGGCGCGCTCAATCTTACGTGCGACGTCATCACCGAGCTTCTTCCCACTCAGGAGTTGGTTCAAATAGGACGGAGCCATATCCAGATGTATGGCTATCGCCTTTTGGGTGCCCAGCTGAGGCTTAAGCGTGGCGACCAAGGCTTGGAGGTTGAGGTGTCTGGCGGTAATGGCGTCCATGACGGAAGCGTAGCCACTAGCTAAACGCGGGAGTTTCGCCCTCAGCTTGACAAGAGCATTTAGCTCCGGGCTAAATATTAGCCCTATGGACCTACTCACCTTCATTTCGGACCCCGAACGTAAGCGGCGCCTCGCTGCCCTGACCGGCAGTTCTGAGGGATACCTGTGGCAGTGCGCGACCGGATGGAGGAACAAGAAGCCCAGTCCGATCCTGGCACGAAAGATTCAGGAGGCATCCGTTGAGATCGGCGGCGAGCTCGGATGCGAGCCGTTGGCCCTGGCCGCAATCCGCCCTGACATCTGGCCGGCTGAGACGGCATGAAGTGCTCTGCCTACATGGGCCTGACGCGCCGGGGCGAACAGGACCGCGACCACGCCACCGATGCCGGATGCGGCGTCGTAGGAGCGAAGAGCGGTGAAGTGCATGCGCTGCGGGAAGCTGATGATCTCTGCCATGGCGCCAATGTTGCGCCGGCTGCTGCCAGCCTTCCCACGCTGATCGATGGCGCGTTTCAGGGGGGAGCATGACTTGCCTCCGCTCTGACCTTTACTGGCGGGATGCGCTGCATAACGCAGTGACCCGCGCCCCAGGTGGCCTGCAGGATGCCGCCGCACACATCAGCAAGCGCCGGGGCAAGTCGATCTCGGCCGAAACACTGCGCAAGAAACTGCGGGGCGTCGATGGTGAGTCTATCTCCATGGAGATGGCCGAGATCCTGACCGACTACCTGCAGCAGTTCGTGGTCACGCAGGAGAGTGCTACCGACTGGGTGTGCTCCCTCGCAGGCCAGTACGACCTGATGGTCGACTATGTCCCGCCGCCACCTGAGGGGGGCTGGCCCGATGAGCTGGCCGCGATCCAGGCGAAGTTGCTGGAGCTGCACAAGCTGACAGGCGCGCTGGCCGGTGCTGGCATCGACGCGCTGGAAGACCAGCGCCTGACCGTGCCCGAGGCGGATCGAATCCAGGACCTGTCGCGCGAGGTGCGCAGGCTCTGCTATCGCCTGGAGCGCAACGCCTGCCGTGCTGCTGGTCAGCAGGGGATGGAGGACTGACGTGGCAACCCACCACGCCCATCGATCCCGGAATCGACGGCGTGGCATAGCCAGCGCGTCTGCACGGCAGGCGATGGAACTGGCGGCCCTGGCGCTGACTGATGCGGTGCCCGGGTTGATTGGTGAAGAAGCATTGGCAGAGCGCGAGCGCATCCGCCAAGAAACCGAACGTAGAGACAGCGCCCAGCGCCAGCTCGATGAAGGAGGTATCCGTTGGGTGTGAATCAATGTCTGCACCAAGCCCTGGTGATTGCACGTCAGCCGCGGGAGCAGTGGCGCGCACAGATCGAGCAGATCCCAGAAGCCTGCCAGGCATCGGGTGTGTGTACGGGGGGCGTCGGCTGCCGGCAGCGAATCGCTGAGTACCTGCGGGTGCAGTGGCTGATGATCGAGCGCCGCGAAGCCGCCGCCGGGAGGCGTCGCTGATGGCAAACAGCAACGTGGACACCGATGCAATCCGCCAGTCTGCGGACATCGCTGAAGTGGTCGGTCGCTACGTCAAGCTCAGGCCTGCGGGTCGGGGCGAGTACAGCGGGCTGTGCCCCTTCCACGATGAGTCATCGGCGAGCTTCACGGTCAATGAGATCAAGGGCTTCTACCACTGCTTTGGCTGTGGCGCGCATGGTGATGTGATCGGTTTCCTTGTGCAGCACCTGCAGGTCGGCTTCCTTGAGGCCTGCTCTCAGCTCACAGGTGGGCAGCTGGGTGCCGCAGCTGAGCGAGAGAAGCGTCCCAGCCAAGAGTCGCTGCGGGTTAAGTGGGTTCCCATCCTTCCCGTGCCGGACGACGCGCCGGCTTTGCTGACCGACAGCGGCTGGACGGTGCCGATCTGGAACGCCAAGCGCGACAAGCTCCGTCGAATGAAGCCAGCAAGGGTGTTTCCCTACCGCAATGCGGAGGGGCAAACCCTTGGCTACGTGCTGCGCTGTGAGTTCGTTGACCGCGACAGCCGCAAGCTGAAGAAGTGGACGCCCCAAGTGACCTGGTGCGTCGGACCTGACGGCCAGAAGCAATGGTGCCTTGAGAGCTTCCCTGGAGTACGGCCGCTGTATGGGCTGGATGTCTTGGCCGCGAAGCCCGAAGCGCCGGTGCTGATTGCGGAAGGAGAGAAGTGTCGGGACGTGGCGGCGCGTGCGTTCCCTGGATACGCGGCAATCAGTTGGTCAGGGGGCGGCAAGGCCGTCACGAAAGCGGACTGGTCGCCTCTGGCTGGCCGGGATTGTGTGCTCTGGCCCGACGCCGACAATCCGG